GCACCTTCAATGGGTGCAGGCTCACGCAATTGTCCTCACGGTACAATGACACGCATCCATGGATTGACTGGCAAGTTCGGCCCATACAAGGGCTACTTCTGTCCAGCAAAACAGGGTGACCCAAGCAAGTGTACTACTCAGTACATTAAACAGAATCAAGCAGAGTGGAACTCATTCCAAGCCGACCAAACAAAGGCATAAATGCTTTGTGCTAATTGCCAACACTGGGCAGTGTATGACTGCCCAGACTGCCAAGAGTTAGAGGATGAATGAAAACACTACGCCGTAGTATTGGCAAGCCTGAGGTAGGTGGGGAGCCATTAGCCCCACCATTTCAGGCGTTCCAACGTGAAGGCATTATCTTTCGCCGTGCTGAGGTATCAGTAATTGCTGGTACACCAGGCGCAGGTAAGTCATCTATTGCATTACATATCGCAGCAAGACTTAAACAACCAACACTATACTTCTCTGCTGATACTAATGCACACACTATGGCAATGCGCTTGCTTGCTATGAAAGCAAAGATAAGTCAAGCACATGCGGAACATATGCTCAAGACACAGCCAGCCAAAGCAGAAGAACTCTTACGAGAGTTCTCTAATTTGTACTGGTCATTTGAACCTAGCCCTACTCTTAATGATTTAGATGCAGAAGTATCTGCATTTGAAACTATGTGGGGTAGAAGTCCTACACTTATAGTAGTAGATAATCTTATGGACATAGCAGTAGATGGACATGAAGAGTTTGCTGCTATGCGTGCAGTCATGAAAGAACTTAAGTATCTTGCAAGAGATACTAATGCATGCGTACTTGTACTACACCATACCAAAGAAGGTGCACTTGGATTTCCATGTCAGCCACGCTCAGCGTTGCAAGGCATGGTTAGTCAAGTACCTGCTATGGTATTAACTGTAGGACAAATGATGCAGGGACCAGACGCATACCTATGCGTAGCCCCTGTTAAAAACCGTTACGGTAAAGCAGACTTTACTGGTAACACATACGTATCTTTATCCTTTGACCCAGCATCTATGTACTTAGAAGATGTAGTCAGAGACTATAGACAAGTGGAGATGAAAGTATAATGCCTAAGTATAGAGTGACATACTCGCAATACAAAGTAAAAGTTATCCGTGCTTCTTCGTTAGCAATAGCAGAAGAACGTGCAAAGAAAGCAGAGACAGGGCGTTGGGAACTAACAGAAGTTAGAGACGAACCTAACGAATGAGTAGCGCAGCCAAAGCGAAAGGCTCAGGAGCAGAGCGAGATGTAGTTAAGTACCTCAAGCAATGGTTCCCTTATGTAGACAGACGCTTGGCTGGTGCAACCCTAGATAAAGGTGACATCTCTGGTATACCAGGTGTTACTATAGAGATAAAAAACCACGCCAAGATGGACTTGGCAGGGTGGACAGAAGAGTTGATAGTCGAGATGACTAACGACAACGCATGGACAGGTGTGGTGTGGCACAAACGTAAGGGTAGGGGAAGCCCTGAAGATTGGTACTGCACCATGCCTGGCTATGTGTATGTAGATTTATTAAGGAGAGCACTTGGACAAACCAAAGATTGAAGAGTATCTCCATTACATAGGCGCCACCGTGCCTGCTATGGGCAGCGGTTGGCGCAAGATGAAGTGTCCGTTCCATCATGATTCACATGCAAGTGCAGCAGTAAACTTTGACAAAGACGCATTCATATGCCACGGTTGTGGAGTGAAGGGCGATACATATTCTCTAATCATGTACAAAGAAGGTGGTGATTACCGTGAGGCTGTCAAGTTCGCAACGTCAGTTCTTACTACAGGCAACACAGAGGTACGCGGCAAAGATAGAAATAGCAACAGACTATCTAGCAAGCCGTCAACTCTCGGTAGAAGAGGCAAGCATCTTTCATCTGGGGGTGGTAGACGAACCGCTTCCAGGACATGAGCCTTATAAAGGCAGACTTGCTATCCCATACATCACGCCATCAGGCGTAGTTGATATTAGATTCCGTGGTATGCACAATGAAGAACCTAAATACATGGGACTAGTAGGTGCTAAGACAACTATGTTTAATACGCAAGCATGCTTTGTTGCAGACAAATACATATGTGTTACCGAAGGTGAGTTTGATTGTATTATGATGAGTGTTAAAACAACACACCCAACTGTAGGTATACCTGGGGCTAACAACTGGAAGCCACACTATGCTAAGATACTTGACGACTTTGATGTTGTTATTGTGTTAGCAGATGGTGATGCAGCAGGGTTAGAGTTTGGTAAGAAAATCAGTAGAGAGTTAGGCAACGTCAACATCATCAGCATGCCAGACGGCGAAGACGTCAATAGCATGATGATTAAACAAGGAAGCGAGTGGCTAGATGAGCGAATCAGAGAGTGCGTTACCCCTGGATAATACATTCTGGGAACACATAGAACATATGGATTTTGCTATAGCAATACCAGTGTCTGACACTAGGATGCTGGACATCATCAGTGCGTTGCATGATGTCTATGAAACCATATGTGACGGTGAGTTAGAAGAAGCCAAGATGTGTGTAACTGCATTGGCTGCCATCCTAGTAGCCAGCAAGTATGACAAAGCAGAAGAAGTATGGGAAGAGTTCTCAGTCAGAGAAGCAATGTTCCACTTTGACAACAGCCTTAAGGAAATACTTGGAGGATTCTAATATGATAGCGATGTATATCTGTATATTCTTTACACTAGCGTTGTATCTACATTTAAGGGATTGAAAAGGAGTTAATGTGAAAAACCTTGAAGATGCTAAGGCTATTACAATTGAATTGCTTACAATTTTATACAAGAAACATGAAGACTATGGCCCAATGAACATAGCAGGTGCACCTGGTGGTGCTATGAATGGGCTGCGTGTACGCATGTATGACAAGTTGGCACGGCTATCTCACCTTGGAGATAACGACACGCCGAATTACGAATCTATTGAAGATACCCTGATTGACCTTGCAAACTATGCCATAATAGGATTGCTAGTCCAGCGCGGACAGTGGGAAGGTATCCCGAATGGAGAATAGATGTGAAACGAGTAGTCGTATTAAGTGATTTACAGATACCGTATCAACACGATAAAACTGTAGACGCCACACTAGAGTTCATTGCTGAATATAAACCAGATGAACTTTGGTGTGTAGGCGATGAACTAGATGCACCTGAACCATCACGTTGGAACAAAGGAATGGCAGGAGAATATGCCGAGACCTTACAAGATAGCATAGACTTAACGCATGACATCATGGCTCGTTACCGCAAAGCATTGGGTAACAAGCCATTTTATATTCAACGCAGTAATCATACTGACCGCATTGATACATACATGCGCAAGTATGCGCCAGCCTTTATGTCACTCAAGTCATTAGAAATTGAGGAACTGTTAGGCTACGGTAAGTTAAAGATTAATTACCTACACAAGATGCACGAGTTGTTACCTGGTTGGGTAATGGCACATGGTGATGAAGGCGCACTTAACCGTGCACCTGGTGCTACTGCACTTAACTTAGCCAAACGATTAGGCAAGTCAGTCGTGTGTGGACACACACACCGCATAGGATTACAGCATGAGACCACAGGATTCTACGGAAAAACCAGTACTTTATACGGGTTAGAGGTGGGTCACATGATGGACATTAAGCAAGCATCTTACCTTACATCAGGTGCTGCTAACTGGCAGCATGGCATTGGTATCTTAGTAGAACATAACCGCAAGGTTACCCCGTTTGCAGTACCAATTGTAAATGGTGAGGTCATCATTCCATAATGACTTACGTTGAAGAGTACAACGAGTTAGTACAACAACTCTCATCTGAGTATGCTAAGCGTTACAGTATGTTAGAACGTGATGACATAGGTCAAGAGTTGTGGGTATGGTTTGTCGGCCATCCCCGTAAGTACAAAGAGTGGTTAACACTAAAACAAAAAGACCGCGACAAGTTAATTGCTAAGTCACTACGCAATGCAGCACTTAAGTTCTGTGAGCGTGAGAAAGCACGCAAGGTTGGTTACGATACTGGTGACTTGTACTACTATGATGTATCAGTAGTCGAAGCCTTCTTGCCTTCTATCATTGGTGATACATATGAGATACCTACAAAGATACAAGACTTGAACGCTAAGTTTGGTAGCGGTGTAGCATCAGATG